GTTTGAACTTTCAGTTAAGTATCAAGATAGAGAAAAAATTATACAACTTAATAATCAATATGTTCCAGTAATGCCTACAGAATGGAAGAATAGATTTAATGTTACAATACAAGTAGGTCTTGGCACAGGTACTAAGGAACAACAAATTATAATTTTAAATAATATTTTAGATAAGCAGTTACAAGCTTTTAATTTACAAGGACAAAGAGAGTTTCCAATGGTAAGTTTAAAAAATATTTACAACACATTATCTAAAATTGTAGAGAACGCAGGACTCAAAACAGTGGATAGTTACTTCATCAACCCTGATTTAGGTAAACAATATGTAACTCCTCCACCACCTCCACCAATTCCACCTATTGAAAAAATAGAAATGACTAGAATTGATGCTGAGAACAAGAGAAAAATTGCTGATTTAGAATTAGAGTATAAAGAATTAGAGCAAAAACAAAGACAAATGTTATTAGATTTTGAAGCTAAGATCAAAGAAATGACATTAAAATATGGTACACAACTAGATACTACAAAATTAAAAGCAGATGCTGAATTAGATAAGATGATTGTGTCAAGTAATAGTAAGATACTTGAAGAAGCACAAAAATCTGCTAATATATTAGGTAAGCAGATACAAGGTATAGATGGATCAGAAGGACAAAGCCAAGAGAAGCCAAGAATTGAGCAGAGCATCTCAGGCGAAACAGATATTACAGAATAAACTTTTTCAAGATTCTATACAGGAGCTTAAAAAAATTTATTCAAATGCTTTGTTTGAACAAACTGGAGCAAAAGATGGTGAAGCTAGAGAAAAATTATGGTTAGCTTACCAGGTTCTAGGAAAAGTAGAACAGCATTTTAAAGAAATTCTTGAAACAGGAAAATTAGCAGAAAAACAATTAGCTGATTTCCAAAATCAACAAGAAAAATAATTCTAGTCAAAAGATTAGAATAAGCCAACCCATTAAGGGAGCTTAACCATAGGAGACTATATGTCAGAAACAAATCCGTTACTGAACAAAAGTTCGGTACAAGGTGCTGCTAAACATATTGAAGGTTTATTAGACTCTAAAGGAGTAATTTCTAAACCTCAAAAAGAAGAAGCACCAGTTGAACAACAAGAACCAGAAGCGAAAGCTGAAGATAATCAAGAGGTTCAACAACAACCTGAAGCTCAACCTGAACAGGAAGCTCCAGTGCAAGAAGAAGCATCAGAAGATTCAAATGCTGTAGAGGAACAAGAAACTGATCTACACCAAATTATTGTAAATGGTGAAAAGATTGAAGTTGACCTTGAGGAATTAAAAGCAGGTTATCAAAAAGATGCCGACTATAGACGAAAAACTGAAGAAATTGCGATTGAAAGAAGACAGTTGCAATCTGAAAGTGATCGTTTGAAAAATGAGTATTCAACTAAGATGGATGATCTAAATAATCTTACGGCTACTCTTAATGCTGAACTCAACAGCGAACTAAACTCAAAAGAGTTGGATAAACTCTATGATGAAGACCCAACTGAAGCTGCAAAGCTTGAAAGAAAAATTAGAAGAAGGAGAGAAAGCTTACAGCAATCTCAACAGAAACTAAAAAGACATCAAGAACAAGAGTTTCAGAAAATATTAACTGAGGAGCAAAGAAAGGTTGCGATTAAGCATCCTGAAATTGCTGATCCTTTAAAAGGAGCTACAGTTAAAACAAACATGAGAAACTATCTTGTACAAAGAGGTTTTTCAGATCAAGAGATTTCTGGTATTTATGATAGCAGAATGTTTGATGTGGTCATGGATGGAATGAAGTTTTTAAATACTGCAAGACCAGTGAAAACTAATTTTGCAAAAAAAATTGTCAAACCATCTAAAGTTGTTAAGCCAGGTGTTAAAAGTACAAAAGATGAAAAAGATAGTAAGTCAAGGTTGGCTCAAATTAGAACCTTGAAGAAGTCAGGCAACACAAAAGATGCTGTTGATCTTCTGAAAGGTTATTTATAACAACTAACCTAAAAAGGAGACGAAAATGGCTGTATTTCAAACATACCAAACAGTCGGCATAAGAGAGGATCTAGCGGATATTATTTATTCAATAGCTCCGACAGAAACTCCATTTATGTCAGGGGTTGCTAAAACATCAGCAACTAACACATCTCACCAATGGCAAACAGACTCATTGGCTGATGTAGCTGCAAATGCTGCGGTAGAAGGTGCAACAATCTCATACCCAACATTATCAGCAACAACTAAACTAACTAACCACACTCAGATTTCTACAAAAGCTGTGCAAGTATCTGCAACAAATGATGCTGTAACATCTGCTGGAAGAAATAATGAGTTAGCTTACCAAGTAGCAAAATCTGCGAAAGAATTAAAAAGAGATATGGAAACTGCTCTTTTATCTAACGTAGCTGGTACTGCTGGAAATGCCACAACTGCAAGAAAATTAGGAGGAGTTCAAACTTGGATTTCATCTAACGTAGATGCAGGTGCTGGTGGTTCTGGTTCTGGTGGCGGTGCTGCAAGAACAGATGGAACTCAAAGAGCTTTCACAGAAGACCAATTAAAAGGTGTTCTAAGAAGTTGCTTTGATGAAGGTGGAAATCCAAACATGATTATGGTTGGAGCTTTCAACAAACAAAAACTATCTGGCTTTACAGGCGGTTCAACAAGATTTGACCAAGCAGAAGACAGAAGATTAGTTACATCTATTGATGTCTATGAAAGTGACTTTGGAACACTCCAAGTTGCTCCTAATAGATTCATTAGAGGTGCTAACGCAACTGCTGCTAAAAAAGGTCAAGATGCTCTAATCTTAGAGATGGACTACTTTGCAGTAGCTTTCTTAAGAGATTTCAGTTTACAGAATCCTGCACAGACTGCTGATGCAGACCAAAGATTCATGGTAGCTGAGTACACTCTTGAGTCAAGAAACGAAAAAGCAAGTGGTGCTGTTTACGATTTAACAACATCATAATCTTAATTGTGATAGGGGGTGTAACCTTTAAAAACTACATCCCCATCACTTAACCAATGTTGAAGTCTTAGTAAGGTTATAGGCGGAACGACAAATGGAGAAAAAAAATGAGAACACTAAACGATTATTTTTTATATGGAGTAATTGATGATATATCTACTGCTTCTACAGTAAGAATACCTGTGCCAGATGCTGGTAAAGTTATTAAAATATCTACTGTATTAGGTGGAACAATCGCAACTGCAAATGCAACTGTGACTGCAAAAGTTGGTACTACTAATATGACTGGTGGTGCAATAACTGTAGCTCACTCTGGGTCTGCTGCTGGTGATATAGATACAGCAGAACCAACTGCTGCAAATAATGTTGTTGAAGGCGATTTTATTGCTTTAGCAACTGATGGTGCATCTACAAATACACATTCTTTACACTTTACAATAGTAGTAAGAAGATAGTAATAATACTTGGGGGTTCATGCCTAGCGGAAGTTCCCCCATAACAAATAGGAGAAAAACATGAGTTTTAATTATGGATTAAGACCTACAGTAATAAACAACATAACTATGGCAGGTGGAGGAACAACTTCATCAGTACAATCTAGTGCTTTTGGTTCACAAACAGAATATGTAAGATTAGTTTCAGCAGTAGATTTTTTTGTTGATTTTGGAGTAAATCCAACTGCATCAGCAGCAAAAATTTTAATATCTGCTGACCAACCTGAAATATTTAAAGTTAGTCCAGGTGAGAAGATTGCAGGATTGAACGCAACAAATAGTGCAGTTCTTTATGTTACTGAAATGAGTGCTTAGTGGCTAAGAAAAGACCTCTCTTTGGTGTTTCTAATTATGTAAAACGAACTAGGAAAAAAAGACCTGGTAGGCATACAAAGAACATAAGTAAAAGAATACCAAAAAGAAAAAAATATAGAGGACAAGGTAGATGAAAGATATTGTTACAAATGGTTTACAACAAACTACTTATTCTAAAGATGACATGGAGAAAAAAATTGTCATCAAAGAACAAGTCAATATAAACCCACACCTTCAACACAATAAAGCTCTATACAATCATAATGATGGTTATTCAAAATCAAGAGAACTTAAAAGAGTAGCTTCTATACCTACTATTGCATTATCTGTATGGGCAAATGAATACAATGGTGATAGTAATTGGTTTGGACTACCAAAAGAAGTTCAAAAAAAAATATTAAAAGAAAAACTTAATAGTAGTGAGTTTAGATATTTTAGAACAGCAGAAGGAAAAATATAATGGCATTAAATAGTTATTCAACTTTAAAAACATCAATAGCAAATTGGTTAAATAGATCAGACCTTACTACAGAGATAGAAGATTTTATTGTTCTTGCAGAAAAAGATTTTAATTCCAAATTAAGAATTAGAAAAATGATAGCACAAACATCAATAACTATTGATGCTGAAACAGTGGCTTTACCTACAGGATTTTTACAAATAAGAGATTTTTTTATTACAGAAGGTGGAACTAAACATTCTTTAACATTTATGACTCCATCACAAATGGATCAAATTAAAGGTTCATCAACAAGTGGTATGCCTGAAGTTTATACTATACTTGGAGATAACTTTAGATTTGCACCTGTTCCTTCATCAAGTTACTCAGGCACATTAAATTTTTACAAAGAGTTTGATCCTTTATCAGATTCAAATACATCTAATTTTATTTTAACAAGTCATCCTGCAATTTATCTATATGGTTCACTATATCATGCTGCTAACTTTTTGGGTGGTGTAGAACCAAGACTTATTCAACAATGGCAACAAATGTATGCTACAGCTCTTGAGAGATTGGAAAGAAATGATAGAGAAGATCAATTTAGTGGTTCTCCATTACAAATCAGAACAGATGTAACAGTGGAAGCTCCTTTTTCAGATCATACAAAAGTAACGAACAATAATACTTAGGATTTTAAATGCAAATACCTTTTGGAGAATGGCTACCAGATCAACCTGAATATTTAAATCCTGGTGCTACTACAGCAAACAATGTTTACTATGCACAAAATTCTTACAAAAGATTCCCTTCATTAGTAAATTATTCTACAAACAATATTGCTGCTGATAGCAGAGGTGCTGGTTCATTTAGAAATAATGCTGGTGCTGTATTTAATTTTGTTGCAAAAAACACAGACATCTATCAATTAGATGGTGGAACATTTACTTCAAGAAAAGGATCGTTAACAGGTGGTAATACAGATTATTTTACATTTACTCAATTTGGAAATTACGTCATAGCAAGTAATGGTGTTGATGCTCCTCAATATTATTTAATGGGTACATCAACTAACTTTGCTAATCTTTCATCTATAGCGACATCAGGAAGTGTACCTGTATTTAGAGTATCAGGTGTGGTTAGAGATTTTTTAGTTACAGGTAATCAACCTACAAATCAAAATAGAATACAATGGTCAGGCATCAATGATATTGCTACTTGGCAATCAGGAACTAAACAAGCTGACCAACAAGACTTACCAGGTTCAGGTGGTGAAATTGTACACATAACTTCAGGTGAGATTGGTTATGTTTTTAGACAGAATCAAATTATTCGTATGGACTATGTAGGTGGTGCAACAATATTTAGATTATCAGTTATATCTCCAAACAGAGGTGCTGTTTATGGTAGAACAGTTTGTCAAGATAACAGAAGGGTATTCTTTTATGCTGATGATGGTTTTTTTGAAATCAATGGAGATAATGTTGTTGCGATTGGTGCAGAAAAAGTAAATAGATTTTTTGATGTAGATTTAAACAAAGCATTTTCTGATAGAATATGTGCTGCTGTTGATCCATTTAATCAGTTGGCTATGTGGTTATATCCATCTGCATCAGATACAGCTAACACAACAGGTATTTGTGATAAAATATTAATCTATAATTATGCTACACAAAAATGGTCAACGGCTGATGCTAGTGCTAGTACCATATTCTCACAGTTTGTAGGTGCTTATACAGTAGAGCTTATGGATATTATTTCAGAAAATTTAGACCAAATAAATATAGCTTTAGACACAGACTTTTGGTCAGGAGGTCAAAGATATTTAGGAGCAATAGATAACAATTTTAAGGCAGCTATATTTTCAGGCACAGAAAATCAAGGAACTTTAGAAACTAGAGAATTAGAGTTGTTTCCAGGACACAGAAGTAGTATAACTAACGTAAGACCGATTGTTGATGCAACATCTACAGTTACTGTGAAAACCAGAGAAAGATTAGCTGATACACCTACGGAATCTTCGTCATCAAGTATGAATGATAGTGGGGATAATCCTGTTAGAGAATCAGGTCGTTATTTTAGACTTAAAGTTTTAACACCATCTGGGTCAGTTTGGACTCATGCTCAAGGAGTAGATGTGATAGCTACAAAAATTGGATTGAGATGACAGATAAAACTGATATAGATAATGTTAGATATAGTTTTGAAACTCAAGAGTTTTTTCAAAGACAAATTGAAGAAGCTATTAACACACTAATAAACGAAAAAAACAAAGAGAATAATAAAATCTTTGCATGGTTTATAGGAGATTAAATGCCAACTAATATTAAAAATTATTCAACAACCCAAGCAAGTAACACAACATTAAATAGTATTTCAGTAGCAGAAGGAATGTTACCTTCTAATCTTAACAATGCCATTAGAGCATTGATGAAAAATACTAGAGATTGGTTTAATGATGCACAATGGATTGAGTATGGAGATGGTGATGCTACATACACAGCAGCTTATGTTAGTGGAACTGCATTTACAATTAATGGTGCAGATGTTACTGCAATTTATCATGCAGGTAGAAGAATTAAAATTACAGATACGGCTGCAACACTTTACGGAACTATTGCAAGTTCATCATTTTCATCAAATACAACAGTTAATGTAACTTGGGATTCAGGTTCTTTAACATCAGGTGCATTAAATAATGTTTACATTGGTGCATTATCAAAAACAAATGATTCTATACCAACAGGAATATCTGCTGAAAAAATTGCAAACGGAACAGTATCAGATGCAGAATTTCAATATTTAAATGGTGTAACATCAGCAATACAAACTCAACTAGATGCAAAAGCAGCAGCTATAACTGGTGGTGCATCAACAATAGCTACATCAGATTTAACTGCATCAAGAGCTTTAGCTTCAAATTCATCAGGTAAAGTTGCAGTATCATCTGTAACAGCGACTGAACTTGGTTATGTTTCAGGTGTTTCTTCTGCAATACAAACACAGTTAGATGCAAAAAATGTAAAAGCAAATAATTTAAGTGATGTTGTTTCAGCATCAACAGCAAGAACAAATTTAGGTTTAGCAATAGGATCAGATGTTCAAGCATTTGATGCACAGTTATCTGATATTGCAGGACTAACTCCTACAGATAGTAATTTTATTGTAGGTGATGGTTCTAATTTTGTAACAGAAACAGGAGCTACTGCTAGAACATCTTTAGGATTAGGAACGATTGCAACACAAGCAGCAAATAGTGTTGCTATAACAGGTGGAGCTATAAGTGGTATGTCTGCACCATCTGGTGCTACAGATGTAGCAATTAAAAGTTATGTAGATGATTTAGTAGCAGGATTAAAAACAAGAATTATTGTAAGAGCAGCAACAACAGCAAATGTTAATTTATCTAATGCTTTAGAAAATGGCGATACGTTAGATGGTATTTCATTAGCAACTGGTAATAAAGTTTTAGTTAAGAATCAATCAGATGCTACAGAGAATGGTATTTATGTTGTTCCAGCAAGTGGTGCAGCAAGTAGAGATCCAGATTTTAATACAGTAGATGAACTAGCAGGTCAGCTTGTTATTGTTCAAGAAGGTACAACAAACGAAGATACAATATTTTTATGTACGACAGATACAGGTGGTAGTATTGGTAGTGCTAATATTACTTTTTCACAAGTACAACCTCAGTTTACAGGTACTGTAAGTTCAGTAGCTGTAGCAGACGCAGGTTCATCAGAATTTACTGTGAGTGGATCACCAATTACTACTAGCGGAACGATCAATCTTGCTGTAAATAGTATTAACGTAAGTAAAATAACAGATGCAGCTTCAAAAGGATTTGCAACTGCTATGGCAATAGCTTTATAAGGAGGACAAATGGCACAAGACTTTGAATCAACAGGCGGTCAAATAACTAACTCAGCAACTACACTATTAACAGCTAATAGTGATGATGCTATTGTTGGATTAAGATTAGCTAACATAACTGCGGCAGCAGTAACTGTTAGTGTATTTATTTTAGAAGGCGGTTCTACAACAAGATACCTTGTTAAAGATTTAAGTTTACCTGCGGCAAGTTCAGTTGAACTTATTCAATCAGGATCTAAAGTTGTTATGCAGAACGCAGATGTTTTAAAAGGACAATCATCTGCTGCATCAAGTGTAGATGTTTGGATTAGCAGAGTTGACTCAATTAGTACATAAGGAGAATAAATGAATATTTTTGGTCAAGATTATATCGGAGATAAACCAGCTACAGAAACTGTTTATCATCATGCTGGAACATTAGATAAAAATATGGTTATTGAAAATGCTGTATTAGCAGGACCAGTAACTTTTACTAACACAGTAACAGTAACAGGAACATTAGTTATCGTATGAGTAAGATAGAAGTAAATACAGTTGATGTACAATGTGGTTCAACATTAACTTTAGGTTCATCAGGTAAAACTGTAACACTTGCAAGTGGTGCATCTCAATCAGGTTTTGGTCGTACTGGAACTGTAGATTGGTGTACAACAGCTAAAACAAGTCCTTTCACAGCAGTGAATGGCGATGGATTTTTTGTTAATACTAGTGGCGGTGCAATTACAGTAACTTTACCATCTTCTCCGTCTGCTGGTGATATTGTTGCATTTGCTGATTATGCTAACACTTGGAATACAAACAATGTAACAATATGTAGAAGCGGATCTAAAATAAATGCTGGTTCAAATAATGCTACATTATCAACAGTTGGTCAATCCATAACATTAGTATATGTTGATGCAACAAGAGGTTGGAAAACTGTTACTGATTCAACTTCAAATGTTACAGGACAACCTAATTATATTACAGCAAGTGGTGGAACAGAAACTACTTCAGGAGATTATAAAATTCACACATTTACAAGTGATGGAACATTTACTGTAACAGCAGGAGGAACAGCATCAGGTTCAAATAAAGCTTCTTATGCAGTTATTGGTGGAGGTGGTAGTGGCAGAGGTGGTGGTGGCGGTGCAGGTGGTTTTAGAGAAGGAAAATGTTCTTCTGATCCATACACAGATTCACCTTTAGATGCTGGAGCAGGATTATCGGTAACTGCACAAGCATATCCAATATCAGTCGGTGCTGGTGGTGCAGGAGCAACTCCTGGATATTCAACAACAGGTAACAATGGTTCTAATTCAGTTTTTTCAACTATAACATCAGCAGGAGGTGGAACTGGTGGAGGAGGTCCAGCAACTCCAACAACATCAGCAGGATCAGGTGGTTCTGGTGGAGGAGCAGGTAACACCCCATCAGGTTCAGGAACTATTGGTTCAGGAAACACACCTCCAGTAAGTCCACCGCAAGGTAATAATGGAGGAACATCTAGTCCTGGTCCAGGTAATGCAATAGGTATGGGTGGTGGCGGTGGTGCTAGTGCTGTTGGTACTAATGGAACACAAGGTCCAAGTTCTGCTGGAAATGCTGGTTCAGGTGGTGCAGGTGTTGCAACAAGTATTACTGGTTCATCTGTAACAAGAGCAGGTGGAGGAGGTGGTGGCGCACAAGGTACTTCTCCAAGTAATGATCGTAATAATGGAGGAGTTGGTGGTGGTGGAAGTGGTGGCACAGGAAACGCAACTTTAAGTGATGGTAATGGTTCTGCTAATACAGGTGGTGGAGGTGGTGGTGTTGTTGGAAATCCAGTATGTATTGCAAGTGGTTCAGGTGGAAGTGGTGTAGTAATAATAAGATATAAATTTCAAAATTAAATAAATTATGACAAGTACAATTAAAGTAGATAACATACAAAAAACATCAGATGGTTCTAACATTATAAAAAAATGTGGATCAACAATTACGATTGGTTCTTCAGGACAAACTGTTGCTGTTGCTTGTGGAGCAACTACATCAGGCATGGGAAGAACTGGTACAGTTGATTGGTGTACAACAGCTAAAACATCTCCGTTTACATCTGTCTCAGGTAAAGGTTATTTTGTTAATACAACATCAGGAGGTGTTACAGTAACCCTTCCTTCATCACCAAGTGCAGGAGATATTGTGGCAGTTTCAGATTATGCACAAACAGCAGCTTGTAATGCTATTACAATTTGTAGAAATAGCTCTAAATTTGAAGGAGGTTGTGCAAACAAAGTAATAACAACTAATGGAGATTCTATAACTATAGTTTATGTAGATAGCACAAAAGGATGGAAATTAGTAAACACAGCAGATCAAGATATTTTACAAGGACAATTTATTTCAGCTACAGGCGGAAACACTACACTTACTTGTGGTGATTTTAAAACACATATATTTACAGCAGATGGAAATTTTGTAGTAACAAGTGCAGGTTCATCTGCTGGATCAAATACTGTAGAATATTTAGTAGTAGCTGGTGGAGCAGGTGGTGGAGATGGATCAGGTTCAGGTGGTGGTGGAGCAGGAGGTTTTAGAACTACTTATCCAAGTCCAGCAACTGGAGGTTTATCAGTTTCAGCTCAAACATATGCAATTACAGTTGGAGCAGGAGGAGCATTTTCTTGTTCACCAACAGCAAGAGGTTCAGCAGGAGCAAATTCAGTTTTTAGTACAATTACTTCTGCAGGTGGTGGAGGAGGAGGTTCAGAAAATCCTTGTGTATCAAATGTAAGAAGTGGACAACCAGGCGGTTCAGGAGGTGGTGCTGAAGTTGCACCAGGAAGTGGAGGCACAGGTAATACTCCTCCAGTTAGTCCTCCTCAAGGTAATAATGGTGGAAATGGTGGTGCGAATTATTCAGGCGGTGGCGGAGGTGGAGCAGGTGCAGTAGGTCAAGCAGGTAAACCATCAGCACCAGGTGCTGGAGGAGATGGTTCACCAATAGCAACAACTTTTTTTGGACCTACATCAGGAAGTTATGGAACACCAGGACCAGCAGCAGGAAGATATTTTGCAGGTGGAGGTGGAGGAGGAACTCAACCACCAGCAGGTGATGGGTCTACTCAACCTGGCGGAGCAGGTGGTGGTGGAAATGGTGCTATTCATCCTAGTACAGCAGCAACAACAGGAACAGCTAATACAGGCGGTGGAGGCGGTGGAGGTATATCATCACCGACACAACCAAATGGATCAGGAGGGTCAGGGTTTGTAGCAATAAGATATAAATTTCAATAGGTAAATTATGAGTACAATTAAAGTAAATAAAATAGAAAAAAGATCAGGCAGCACACTAGAATTAGGTGGACCAGGAACAGCAGTAACTTTAGCTTGTGGTGCTACACAAACAGGATTTGGTAGAACAGGAACAGTTGACTGGTGTACGACTGCCAAGACTTCACCTTTTACTTCTTTAAGTGGTAAAGGTTATTTTGTTAATACGACTAGCGGTGCGGTTACTGTAACTTTACCTGCAAGTCCTAGTGCTGGAGATATTGTTTCAATAAAAGATTATGCAAGAACTTTTCAAACTAATAATGCTATAATTTGTAGAAATGGATCAAAAATGGATGGTTCATGTGCCAATACAACTTTTAACACACAAGGACTTTCCGCAACTTTAATTTACGTTGATGGAACTAAAGGATGGCAACTTATAAATGATGATGCCACAGCACAAGTAGGTGCTGCATTTATAGCTGCAACTGGTGGTACAGTTTTAACTAATGGTAATTTTAAAACTCATGTTTTTACAAGTAGTTCTAATTTTGTAGTATCTGCTGTTGGTAATCCAGCAGGATCAGACACAGTTGAATATATGGTTGTAGGTGGTGGTGGTAGTGGTGGATCAGGTGGTGTAGGTGGTTCAGGTGCAGGAGGAGCTGGAGGTGGTTTTAGATCATTTATTTGTGGAAGTCCAAATCCTTTGAATTCTTCAGCTTTACCAGTATCAGCTCAAACATACCCTATAACAGTAGGTGCAGGAGAAGCTACTCCAGGATCAGCTAGTGCAGTTGGAACTAAAGGAGCAGATTCAGTTTTTAGTACAATAACAAGTGCAGGTGGTGGAGCAGGAGGAGTAGGTAATCCTTTGCCAGGTACTTCTAATCAAGGACAACCAGGAGGTTCAGGAGGAGGTTCTAGAGGAACTGCTGGATTAGCAGGAGGAACAGGAAATACTCCTCCAGTATCACCACCGCAAGGTAATAATGGTGGTGCAAATCCAAGTGGTCCTGAAAAAGCATCAGGAGGTGGTGGTGGTGCAGGAGCAGTAGGATCAACAGGAGGTACACCACAATGTGGTGCAGGTAATGGAGGTGACGGAGGTGTAGGTAGTTTTATTGCTGATTCTGTTTTTGGTCCAACAGCTCCAAGTTATGGTCAATCACCAAGTCCTTTAGCACCAAACGGAAGATATTTTTCAGGAGGTGGAGCAGGTAATGGTTATAACGCACCAGCAAGTGGAGATGGTGGTGCAGGAGGAGGTGGAGCAACTTCTTCTTTAGGAACTGGAGGTGCAGGAACTGCAAACACAGGTGGTGGTGGAAGTGGTGGTAGTGGTGGACCAGGCAGACCAAACGATCCAGGTGGTAATGGAGGTTCAGGAATAGTAGTAATAAGATATAAATTTCAATAGTTGAAATAAATTAAAAATTAACATATAAGGAGAACATTATGGCACATTACGCAAAACTAGGAGCAAACAATAAAGTTATAGCAGTTCATGTTGTAGCTGATAAAGATTGTCAAAATGCTGATGGTGTTGAAGATGAAGAAGTAGGCAGACAGTTTTTGGAAAGAATCCATAGCTGGCCTCTTTGGAAAAAAACATCTTACAATACACAAGGCGGACAACACAAAAATGGCGGAACACCTTTAAGAGGTAATTACGCAGGAATAGGTATGACTTATGATGAAGATAACGATATTTTCATTGGTAAGAAACCTTATGCTAGTTGGACTTTAAATGTTGCAGAAGCAAGATGGCAGTCACCAGCAGGTGATGCTCCTGCTTTAACAGCAGAACAAACTTCACAAAACGAAGCTGGAACTCACAGATGGTCATACAACTGGAATGAGTCTGGTCAATCTTGGGATATAGAAAATAGCTTAGCTTAATTTATGCAGAAGGTGGTACTGTCGGAGATTAGTTTAATTCATGGTTCTGTTGATATGCCGAAAGGTTTTGAGATAGACAGAGAAAAAATTAAAAACGATATTTTAAATTCCTACATAGACAAAGTTACAATCAACAATAATCCAAAAGCATATTCTTTTAAAGATTATGAAGTTCCTTTTTCACAACCTATACAATGGTTAAAAGACTATTTAAGAGATCATATTAGAGTAGAACATGGATTTACTTTAGTTGAAAGATCATTACATGGAAGTGTGCTGCATCCTAAAGAACAATCATATTTAAGACATCAAATAGAACCTGTAGATTTAAGAAACTCACCTGATTACACATTAGTGTATGTTGTAGATTGTGAAGAAGATTCTTGTGAATTAATTATTGAATATGATGATAATAGAAGAAAAAATAGAACATGGCATTTACCTTTAAAAAATAATCATTTCTATATGTTTCCTGCTACACAAAAATATTTTATTACTGAAAATAAAGCTAACAAGTTAAATATTTTTTTAACTATAAATTATGAATATATCTAATTACTTTTGGTACTTTCAATCTGCAATACCACCAAGAATTTGCGATATGATTGTGCAATATGGTAAGGCAGAAAAGAATAGAGAGATTATGGCTATTACAGGTGGTTATGGTAGAGATAGAGATTTAAATAAACAACCTCTTAGCAAAGATGAAATTAAAGATTTACAAAAGAAAAGAGATTCAAATATTGTTTGGATGAACGATAGATGGATATATAAAGAAATTCAACCTTATGTGCATCAAGCAAATAAAAATGCAGGTTGGAACTTTGATTGGGATTTTTCAGAATCTTGTCAATTTACAATATATAAAAAAGGACAATACTATGACTGGCATTGTGATAGTTGGGATAAACCTTATGTAGAAGAAGGTCCAACAAAAGGCAAGATAAGGAAACTATCTGTAACAGTTAGTTTGACAGACCCAAAAGAATACAAAGGTGGAGAACTAGAGTTTGATTTCAGAAACTTAGACCCTGATAAAAAACCAAATATCAGAGCTTGTACTGAAATATTACCTAAAGGTTCTTTAGTAATATTTCCTAGCTTTGTATGGCATAGAGTTAAACCAGTAACCAAAGGAGTAAGGCATAGCTTAGTAATATGGAATCTTGGCTATCCTTTTAGATAATATGATACAAGGCGGAAGCAGTAAACCAAAAGGTCATGTAGATTTTAAGTCTGCATTTTATTTTCAAACACCAATATGGATTGCAGAAGCACCCATGTTTTTGAAGAACGCAACTAAAGTAACAGATAAATATATTAAGAAAGCAGAAAAACTTTTAAAAGATAAATTAAAGAATGAACCTAAATGGAAGAAAGATATAGGTACATTTGGTTTATCAAAACATAGTGAGAGCTTTTCAAACGATCCTAAAATAAAAGACCTAGTAGAATTTATAGGTCAAAGGTCTTATGAGTTTTTAGATTGGCAAGGATTTAATTTACAAAATCATAGCTTACACTTTACAGAATTTTGGGTACAAGAGTTTAGTGAAAAAGGTGGTGGTCATCATGATACTCATGTTCATTGGAATCAACATATATCAGGATTTTATTTTTTAAAATGTAGTGAGAAAACATCTTACCCAATATTTCATGACCCAAGACCAGGTGCAGAGATGACAAAACTATTTATGAAAGATCAATCAAAAATAACAATGGCAACAAATCAGGTTCATTACAAACCAAAGCCAGGAACAATGATTGTATTTCCAGGTTATGTTCCACATCAGTTTGCAGTAGATGCAGGAATAGAACCATTTAGATTTATACATTGGAATATTAAAGTTGTTGAAACAGCAATATCAAAAGAAAGGAGTAACAATAATGAGCTTCCAAAAAAATAAATATTGTGTCATCAAAGAAGCTGTACCAAAAGATATAGCTACATTTGTTTACAATTATTTTTTACTTAAAAGACAAGTTGCAAGAACTTTGTTTGATGAAAGATACATTTCTAACTTTACAGAAGAATGGGGTACTTGGGCTGATCAACAAGTTCCAAATACATATTCACATTATTCAGATATAGCTATGGAAACTTTATTGATGAGAACTTTACCTGTTATGGAAAAGAAAACAGGATTAAAATTAAATCCAACTTATTCTTATGCAAGGATTTATAAAACAGGAGATATACTACACAGACATAAAGATAGATTTAGTTGTGAAATATCTACAACATTAAATTTAGGTGGTGATCCTTGGGCTATTTATTTAGAACCTAAAAAGAATGTAGGTATTCCTGATGGTAAAAAAATTACAGTATCAAGCAATAACAAAGGAACTAGAGTCGTTTTAAAACCTGGTGATATGCTAGTCTATAGAGGTATGGAACTAGAACATTGGAGAGAGGAATTTCAAGGTAACGACTGCTGTCAAGTTTTTCTACACTATAACAACCAAAAATCTAAAAATGCAAATCAAAATCTTTATGATAGAAGAAAGCATTTAGGACTACCAGCTTGGTTTAAAAAGTGATAGAATACCGACTGGGGTAGGCAATACCACCTAACCACCTTGCCTATCCCTCTTAATTACTATGGCTAATATATATAAAAATGCAATGTTTGATCTTACAACGACAAACAAAACAACTGTTTACACTTGTCCTACAAATAGGACAGCTTTAATAAAATCTATACAGATTACAAACATACACTCAGGCGCTGTTGAAGTAGAAGCATTTACAACAGACGCATCTGATTCTGGTGCAGAACATGAAGTAGCTCACATATCATTAGGATCAAAAACAGTAGAAAATTTAGTTAAAGGCACAATGGTTTTAGAGTCAGGCGACACTTTAAAGTTAGAAGCTGCGTCTGCTAATAACATAGCTGGTATTGTTAGTTATTTAGAGATTTTTGATGAAAAAAGTCCTTAACAAAGATACTATATTAGTGTATTTATGGAGTTAGTTAGAATACCTATCAAAGAACTTGATAAAGTATGGGGTCTAGTAGAAAAAGATATTAGAAATGCCTTACACTATTCAAGTCAACTCACTGATTCAGAATTTGTTTTACAGACTGCCAAAGAAGGTAAATTTCAAATTTGGGTTTTGTGGGATAAGTCTAAACCAAGACCAGTAGAAAAATATTTTGGTGTTGTAGTTACAGAACTTATCAAAAGAAAGTTAGGTAAAGTTTGTCATATCTATATTATGACTGGCAGACAAAGACACAAGTGGCAATACTTAGTCAAAGACATTGAGAAGTTTGCAAAAGATGAAGAATGTCAAATGATGGAGTTGATTGCTAGACCAGGTTGGCAAAAAGTTTTAAACAATTATGGGTATCAAAGAACTCATGTTGTTTTAGAAAAAAAAATAAAACAAGAGGAGAAAAAATGAGTTTTGGCGGAGGCGGTTCATCAGCAGGAGCAGGTACAGGAACACAAACAGTTCAACCTTACACAGCAGCACAACCAGCATTAAATCAAATTATTTCAGAAGCAGGTCAAATTTACGGATCAGGAGTTGGTGAATATGTAGCTCCAACACAACAAACATTAACAGGTCTTGCTGGACAAGAAACATTAGGAACTGCTGCACAACAACAGTTAGCTTCTACATTAGCTGGTGCTTATGCAAATCCATATTTAAATCCATTAATACAAAGAGCTGCTGGTGATGTTTATACATCAGTTGCACAACAATTTTCAGGAGCTGGAAGAACACCTGGAAGTCCTATGTCTCAACAACAAGTAGCAACACAGGTTGCACAACAAGCTTTACCTTTTGCTTTTCAAGCAGCAGAAGCTGAAAGAGGAAGACAATTACAAGTTGCTAGAGAAACACCATCATTAGTTCAAACAGGACAACAACTTGAACAGTTAACAAGACAAGCTCAATTAGCTCCATTACAAAACTTACAACAGTATGCTGGTATTGTTTCACCTATAGCTTCAGGTTTTCCAACAACAGCAACTCAACAACAATTCACACCCAATCCATTTACAACAGGTTTAGGTGGTGCTGCTATCGGTTATGGTTTAGGCGGTACATCTGGTGCAATACTTGGTGGACTAGGTGGAGTATTAGGAGGATTATTATAATGAAAAAATTACAAAAAATTTATTATGATTTTGATGTCTATATCCAAAAACACCCTTCAAAGTTTTTAATTGGATTATTCATTCTTTTTGTCATAGCAATCATATTATAAGGAGCTAACATGAGTTCAGGTTCAGGTTCTGATTCTGGTTCTAGCAGTTCAGATAGATCAACAGCAGATGTAGAAGCAGGTCTAGCAACAGAATCTATCATGGATTATTCTGTAGCTGAAGGTGGAGCTGGTGGCGACATAGAAGCTTATAATGAAATTATGGAAAGTGCTGCGGCTTCAAGAGAATCTGATGCTGCTGCTTTAACAAGAGAAACTCAAAATTTAAAAGATTACGAAACACAAGCTTATCAAAATGTAAGTGCTGTTGCTGTTCCAACTTTTGAACAAGGCACAGGTAAATTTACAGGTGTTGAAACTAGAGGTCAAGGAGTTGTTACTGGTCAAGAATACAATACAGCAAACATTAAAGGATATTTATTAGACTCAACTATATCAGATAAAGCTAAAGTTGATATGCTCAATCAACTTCAAGGTATAGCAAATTCAAAGTACGATAGCGGTAAACCCAATGTTGATGCAGAAGCTAAATCTTATATTCAAGAAAATTTAGAAGCAACATTAGATAATATAAAAAAAGATTCTTTTTATAATCAATATACAGACGAAATAGACGCAGATGCAGCTACTTATGTTGACACATTTAGAGATCAACCTTTACAAACATTTGCAAAATCAGGTTTTTCTTTGACAGGACTTGTGGTAAGATCAGCACAAGATGCTTATAAAAACGATCAAGCATTAAAAACTTTAGGATATGATGGTAGAAGATTATCACCAGACTATGCACAGACAGGTGGAGTTTTAACAACAGAAGATTATCTTAAAGGTCAGACATTAGATAGTGATGCTATTAATCAAGCAATACCAGTATTACCAGGATTGATTAGTGGCGAAGCATTACCAACATCTGTGTTTCAAACATTCTTTGGTAATGTTGGACAAGCAGGGTCTGATATATTAAACAGATATGATGCAGCTAAACAAAATATAAATTTAACTGTATCTGCTCCAAGTGTAAGTCCATCTTATGGAATATTTACAGAAGCAAGAAGACAAGGATTAATATAATGGCATTAATAGATTTATACAGAAGATATATGTACGGACAATCACCATCAGGAACATCAGATGGTATGACAACTGAAGGAACAAAAGGTCTTATTGGTTTTGGTGGAGAAATGGGTGGTGGATTATTAAACACATTTGAACAACCTGATACGCAAGGTTTATATACTATGGCTTCAAATCCATTTGTAGGTATTGGTGCTTCATTATTTGGTGCAGGTCAAAGAGGACAAACACCTGGTATGGCTATTGGTGATTCTGTTATGCAAGGTTTAAAGTTTTCTGAAACTGCTGCAAAATTAGGAGATGTTAGAAAGAAAAGAGAATTAATAAAAGAATACGAAGATCAAGTTCCTGAAGCAGATAAAAAAATATTTAGAATTAATCCTGAAGCTTATATTGCTTCTATGTTAAAGAAAAGAACTGAAACTGCATCTTTATCTAAAGCTGCTTATGCTCTTTATGAGCAAGGTAGAAATGCACCAGATTTTAAAAAATGGTTTAAAGGTTTAAATCAAGCAGATAAAGATTTATATAACAAACAAGTTAAACCTAATTTAAGTGGTGCAGCAGCAACTTATGATTTTATTCAAAAACGAACAGACCAACTTCTTGAAAATTCACCAAAACTTCCAATGTCTGGAGATGCACCTAATTTAAGTAAATTGCAACAAGGTATAATTTATAATTATAATGGTCAACTTGTTGTGTTTGATGGTGAAAAAATTGCACCATATGGTAAAAAATAAATAAGGAATTATCATGTCCTTAGCAGAACTAAACAAAAAACTTGAAGAACAAAAAAAAATCAAATCAATCAAGAAACTGAAAATCAAGAATTAAAAGAAATACTAGAGGAAGAATCAAAAGAAGAAGATTTTGTTCCTGCTAAAGATTTAGGTATAAAAATTTCACCATTAGAACTTTTAGCAAAAGATGCAGATAAAGATGTTGTTGAAACAATAAAAGAAAACAACAAACAAGCTGAAAAAAAATTACCACCCAAAGGAAGTATTGAAGAATTAAATTTAAGAATCAAATCTATGGAGGGTTCTGTATTAGATGGTAAAAGACCAGTGGATGCAGAGGAAATTATTGAAACACATGGTTATTATAGTTGGGAAAACTTTAGCGAAAATTTATTAAAAAGAACTTATGTTGGTGCTATTAGAGATACAGCTCAAGGTACAGTAGATTTTACAAATTATTTAGGTGAAAAATTTTTTGATGAAAGACCTTTAGAAAATGTTAAATTTACTAAGATAGCAGAACCAACTTATTTTGGTGGATCATTTTCAAGAGATATTTCTGGATTTGCAATACCTTTCTTAGGTTTTAGTAAAGTAGCTACAGGTTTAAATTTAATTACTAAAATACCAAGAGCAACTTCAACAGCAGGAAAGGTAACTCAATTTGTTGCAAAGAATACATTAGTTGGAGAATTAGCAGCTCAATTTGCGTTTTCACCTTATGAAACTAGAATATCAAATCTAGTTCAAAGTTTTCCTACATTAGCAAATCCAGTAACAGAATATTTACAAGCATCAGATCAAGACTCAGAAGATAAAGCTAGATTTAAAATGGCTATAGAAGGTGGTCTTATAGCTTTACCCCTTGATGGATTGTTTGGTTTTCTTGCAAGAGGTAAAAAAAATAATTTTAAAAGTACAAAAATAGAAAAAAATGATGAAGCTGTAAAAAATTTTAACGATAAAAGAAAACAATTAGCAAATGAAGTTGAACAAGCAACTACAATTAAACCAAAATCATTAGAGGGTGATATTGATTTAAATACTTTTGATAGATTAGATGATGTTTCAGAAAAAATTATAAGTCAAAAAACAGCAAAAAAAGTAGAAGGTTTTTTTGAAGATGTATTAAAAGGAGGAAAGGTAAAAAGAAATCCCAATATTAGAATTAGCGATCAAATCTATGATGTAATGACAACACCTAGATTAATACAAGAAACAAATTTTAATCAATTATTAAAAAAACATAAATTAACAGCAGAAGAACTAATGAATTTTTTTAGATCAGGTGCAAGAACATCTGCTCAAAATTTAAATAGACTATCACAACTTTCAAAAGCTTATGGTAAATTTCTTAAAGATGGAAAGGTTAGTCAGAAATTAGTTGATGAATTAAATGCACAAGGCATAGACACAAATGATTTACTTGCTAATGTGGGTAAAAGATTAGATGGTGTTCGTAAAGCTATGATGGTTGGTAGATGGTCAACTGCCATGAGAAACTTTATTTCACAAGTTGGTAGAGTTGGTATTGATGTTTTATATCAAGGTTTTCAATATGGAGCAGATACATTATGGCAAAAATTAAGTGGTAAAACTTTAACAAGAGCAGCAAATCCTGTTACTGCTATGCAAGGTTTTTTAAATATATTTAGACAGATAAATCCTTCAAGATTTAAACAAGTTAAAAAAGATGTTGAAAAAATATTAGCATCTATGCCTAAAGAACAAGATCGTTTATTTTTAAGATACAGTTCAGATGTTATTAATACTGGAGCAAGAAGTATTGAGAAATTAAAAAAATATTCTCCTTTAAATCTTGCAGAAAAGGGAGCAAATCTTTTAAATTTTTTAAACAGATTTCAAGAATTTATTACAAGAAGGGCTGTATTTACATCTTCATTAGATGCTATTGTTAGAAATAACAAAGCTGTTTATGGTGGTAAAAATTTAAATGAAATTATTAACAATCCAAATCTAATTAATAGATTAAGAAAGAAAGACATTGCTGCTGCTATAGATCATTCTTTAGAACTAACTTATGCAGGTGATCCTGCAAAAGGTATAGGTAAAGCATTTGTAGAATTTGCAAATAAAATTCCATTTACTGTTTCTTTAGTTATTCCATTTCCAAGATTTTTAGTTAACTCATTAAAATTTTTATACGACTATTCACCTTTACCTACTATTGCTGGTGGAGTAAGAGCTGCTGCTGATTTACCATTAGCTGCAATATCTTTTAGTGCAGATGGTACTTTTACAAAAAGTTTTTTCAAAAAATTAAAAGATGGGGAAACATCAGGAATGGTTAAATCATTAGTTGGTTGGGGTTTATTTGGAACAGCTATGCAAATAAGAGATTCTAAAATTGCTGGTGATAAATGGAACGAATTAAAAGTTGGTGATAAAACTATAGACATTTATCCTTATAACCCATTAGCTGCTTATTTATTTGTAGCAGATTTTATAGACAGATGGCAAGATGGAAGACTGGGAACAATTACAGGAACAACTAAAGATTTTGCAAAAGTATTCTTAGGAACAAGAGGTGGTACAGGTTTATATAGCATAGATCAATTATTAGAATCTCTAGCAACAGCAGATAGTAATAAAGGATATAAATTCGTTAATGAATTAGTTGGTTTAATATCTTCACAATACTTTACACCATTTAAAACTTACATGGGATTTTTAGATGCAGCAGATGGTAATATACAAGCTGCTAAAGATACAAAGACTTCAACTTTAGATAATGCAAGAATTGACCCATCTGTTTCTATAGTTAGAAATTTTAAATCTATATTTAATCCTGGAGAACTTCCTGACAGAACATCAGCTACTCATGCTGTTTTGTCAAAAGATGGAATTAAATATGAAGCAAGACCTTTAAAAGGTGAAGGTGTTGAAGTTTTTGGAAAAGAAATTACTGCTCCTATAGTTACAGAATTAACAGGGATAACTATAAGACAACCTAAAAATTCTGCTGAAATAGAATTTGACAAACTTAATATAAGGTATAATGAAATATTTAGAAGTACAGGAGTGCCTGTTTTAGATAGAGCATATAAGAATGTTTTTGCTCCTAAAATACATTTTGGTTTATCAGCTATTATTGATAGTCCTGCTTATCAAAATTTAAGTATTCCATTAAAAAGAGTTACAATTAAAACATATTTAAAAGATGCTAGAAAAGAAACTATGGAAGAATTACAATCTGATGCAAGTTTAGTTCCATATTTAATGGAATATAATTTTACTAAAATACCAAAAGATCAGCTAAGAGTAATACATGATGCTATTGGTAAAGATTATTTAAATACTTTAATCAAAGAGTTTCAAAAATAATATGAAATCACAATCACAAAAAAATTCAGAAGAAATAATTAAAATTCAAGGTGAGTTAAAAGTTATCCATGAAAAAATAACTAATATTAGAGACAATCATCTTGCACACCTTGATTCAAAAGTAGGTACAATTTATAAACTTCTATGGGTAGCTGTAACAATAAGTCTAAGTGGTCTAATAAACTTAGTCGTAAATCTTCTGTCTTAAAAGGCAAGAAATCATCAATCAAAGGAACTGTTGGCGAATATGATGCTATAGCAAAGCTTACTAAAGCTGGTTATTATGTAGCAAAAAGTTGCGATCCTGCTTGTCCTTTTGATATTGTGATTGTAGATAAAAATGGTAAAATACAGCTTTTAGATATTAAGACAATTACATATCGTAAAAGAGCTAAAGGTAAAATATTAAAAAACAAACCTAAAGGTTCTTATAAAATACATAGAACAACAACAAAGGAACAAAAGAAATTAGGCATAAGACTTTTGATGGTAGATTATGAAGATTAACGATAACACAAATATATCTTTACCTATAAGAAATTTAGTAGCAATCATAGGTGCAGTAGCTCTTGGTGTTTGGGCTTATTTTGGTGTTGAGGAAAGATTAAATAAATTAGAAACAGCAGACACATTATTTCAAGCTGATCTTCTAAAAAAAGCAGAGCAAGAACCTAAAAATTTAGAAATGTATATGCTTATTGAACACCTTGCTACTCAAATAGAAAGCATAGAAAAAGAAATAGAAGCTAGTAGATATAACAAAGTAAACATAGATCACATAAAAGAACAAGTAGATATGTTGCAAAAGAAAATAAATGGTAATCACTAATGAATAGAATACAAAAAAAAGTAATTAAATATACTCAACAAAGATGGGAAGATGTTAAACAAATGAATATGTTTAAGATGTTAAGACAAGAAGTTGATATAGGTGCAAATGGCACACAAAAATATGTAGTTAAAGAAGGAAGAAACAAAGGTAAAGTTTTATGACTAAAGTAATTGCTTTGTTAATGTTTTTAGGTGAACCTGCTGTTCTTAAAGAACACACACTTATGCCAACTATAAGTAAATGCTTAGAAAAAAAAAGAATTGCAACTAGAAATAGTGGTGCAAGAGTAAGCTATATCTGTAGTAGAGTAAATGCAGAAGTAAAAGATGGCAAAATAATTAGAATTGCAAAGGATTAATAATGGATTTTATATACAGAATTATAGAAAAAATTAGTTCAAGAATAAGCTCTTGGTGTTGGCACAAAAGAGTTCATTTACTTTACAAAAAAAGAGGTAAAAAATGAACACAGGATTTAGACCATCACCTTCACAACCCAACCCACCCATGAATCAAACACTGTTAAAAACTGCTGTTATTCATGCACCTAACAAGGAGAAACCTATGAAATACCTTAAAAAATTGTGGAAAAAATATATGGACTGGTTGTTCAAAGACTTTTATAAGTAATTATGTGGATGAATATTGCAGCTAAATTAGTACCAGGCATCATCAAGACAGGTATGTCTATTGCTGCCAACAGAAGAAAAACAAAAGAATTAGAGTCAGTTGCTGAATTAAAGTTAGCTGAGAAAATGGCTAATGGTGAAGTTGAATATAAAAAAGCAGTTATTGATTCTCATAGAGGAGATCTTAAAGATGAATTTTGCCTTATCCTTATATCAATCCCTCTACTACTTTTGGCTTGGTCTGTATTTAGTGACGACCCTGACATACAGGCAAAGATAGATATTTTCTTTGATAAATTTTCTAACTTACCAATGTTTTATCAAGCTCTTGTCGTTGGAGCTTTTAGTACAATACTTGGTATAAAAGGTGTTTCTACATTTAAGAAAAAATAATGGAGGTTATCTGTTATATTTTTATTATGCTATGGATAATGGGAATATCTGAATAATCAAAGCTTATGTCTGACACAAGTAAAGAGATAATAGTTGAGTATAAAGATCAAGTTAGACTTCTTAGAGAAGAAAATGCTGACTTACAAGATGCTTGTAAGACTAAAGATTCAGCTAACAAAAGATGTTTACAAAAGCTAGAAAATGCAAATGAAGATTTAGAACAAGCAAATAAAAAGATTAAAGAACTAGAAAATAAATTAAAAGATATGAAACAAACAAATAAACAATTACTGGAACATCCATGAAGGTAGCTTTAATTATGATTATGTGTAGTCAAATTGCTGGAGAATGTATGAAACCACACCTTCTTAATTACCATGATACTTTCTATGATTGTTTGATAGCAGGATATGAAGAAGCTAAAGATAAAACAGAAGAAATAGGTAGAGAAGAAATCAATAAAAACGAAATCGTAATAAAATTTAAATGTTATTATGATAATAACCCAGATAGGAGAATGGCATGACACAATTATCAAAACACTTTAGTCTTGAAGAAATGACTAAATCATCAACAGCATCAAGAATGGGGATAGATAACACCCCCAATGAAGAACAGATAGAAAACCTTAAGGCGATATGTGAGAACATATTGGAACCATTAAGAGAATATTATGAGTCCAGACCCATAACAATAACATCTGGATTCCGTAGCCCAGAACTCTCAGAAGCGATCAAATCTTCAAGGCAATCTCAACATTGCAAAGGAGAAGCTTGTGACTTTGAAATAGCAGGTTTTGACAATAGAGAAGTTGCGGCACACATAAAAAACAACTTTGACTTTGATCAACTCATAAGTGAATACTATATTTCTGGTGTTCCTGATTCTGGATGGATTCATGTGTCTTACAAAAAATCTGGAAACAGAAAGCAATCTTTGATAAAAAATAAAGGTGAAGGATATATTGAATGGCGATAGACAAGTCAAAGATGAAATGCAACAAACCCAAAAGACAAATATCTGGAGGAAAAAAGTTTGTTGTTAAAGCTTGTAAAGGTGGTAAAGAAAAGATTATTAGGTTTGGGGATGCTAATATGACTATAAAAAAGAATATCCCTGCAAGAAGAAAAAGCTTTAGAGCTAGACATAGATGTGCTACTGCTAAAGATAAGTTCAGTGCTAGGTACTGGAGCTGTAAAAACTGGTAATATAAAGGAGAAAATATGTACAATAAAAAAATGAAGAAGAAAAATAAAAAGAAAAAAAACAAAAAGAAGAAGAAATATTAGGTGTAGCTTACTGATTAAGCTGGGTTGTTGGAGGGAATAACAAAGGAGATAATATGCCAAAAGGTAAAAATAAAAAGTATAGTAAAAAACAAATGAAGATAGCAAGAATGGCAGCACCATTTGATAAAATAACTGGTGCAGACTTTGCTATGCTTAAGAAAAAAAGAAAGAAAAAAGTATGAAGAAAACAGTAAAAGCAC